AAATACAAAATTACAGAAAATGAAATAATTGAAAATATTATTAATAAAGTTCCACAAATAAATGCAAGTGCTCCAAAAAATATTATTAATACATCGGTCACCCCTCCTACACCAATATCAATAGTAATTGATAATTTTTATAATAATCCAATGGAAGTTAGACATCATATTTTAAAACAGGAATTTAAAGTTAGAGGAAATTATCCGGGTCAAAGAACATTATCTTATGCTACAGAAGAAATTAGAGATTTAATACAAAAATGGATTTACCCTTTTGGAGGTAAAATAACAATGTTTCCATTAGAAAAAGATGATAAAAATTATAATGGAGCTTTTCAATATACAACATCTAGAGATAGGTCGTGGTTTCATGTCGATAGTTGGAATAACTGGGCAGGAGTTTTATATATGACCCCCGGAGCACCTGTAAATGCAGGAACTGGACTTTATAAATTTCAAGATGGAACTAGATTTGATTATGAGCAAAAAATAAGAGGAAACGCAGATGAAATAAATAAACATACTCAAGATATTACAAAATGGGAACTAGTAGATAAGGTTGGTAATATTTTTAATCGATTAGTTCTTTTTAATGCAAATTCATTTCATATGTCAATGGATTATTTTGGATTTGATAAACAATCAGGTAGGCTTTTTCAAGTATTTTTCTTTTCTACTGAACGACAGACTTGTTAAATATATAAATTAATATTAAATATATATTTAATCAATTACAGGAGTTTGCCATTGTGCAAATGTAGCACCAGATTTCTCATCATCCGGTCTATCATCTGTATAATAATACATTGCAAAAGATAATCTATCATAACCGTCTGGACCTTGCCATTTTCCTAGATGACCGTGATAACCATCATCCGTTGTTCTAAATATAACCGCTCTATTAAATAGTGGTTCTATTTTTTTCTCACATCTTCTCATATCTTTACTCCATAATTCTAATTCTCCTTGATATTCTTTTTTATAATTACTATTCATATATAATAGTAAATTTACTCTTCTATACTTGCCCGTATCTCTATGTTTGTTGAAATCAGCGTGTATGTTTAAATGGCCTCCTCTTTGTGTTTTATGTATGCCACCTCCCATATTAAAATTATCACTCTGTAATCCCTTTATACCTGTAATATCTTCTAATTTTTTTACCATTTCATCTGAGTTTAAATAATTTACCATATTTTTTACACTTTCCTCACATTTACTTACATCCATTAAGTATAACTTATTAACACTGACATTTGATAAGCCACTTACTTGTGCTTGTAAAAATAAAGAATCATCCATATCTCTTATATCTTTTTCTATTTTTAGTAACTCGTTTTTATCCACAAAATTATCAATTATAATATGATTAAATGGCTGACTTTTAAGAAATTCTTTATTACAAAGTATAATTTTTTCATCTACTGGGCTTATTAGCTTTAGATAATCAACAAAATCTTTTTTATAATCATACTTCTCAATCTCAGTTATCTTATCTGGAGAGATTTTTATTTTATCTGTAATTTTGAAAACACCAATTCCTCTATAATTTGCGTGTCTGTAAATAGTACAACTTATTTCTTTGAAATTTTTAATCAAGTAGTATGCTATTTTCCAAACATCCCCTGTCCAGGGTTCTCCATATTTTAATATACCATTTTCATACTTATGTTTAATTGGAATTTTGTGCTGTTCTCTTTCATTCTCTGGCACTATATCATCTATTATTATTACTCCATTTTCATTTAAACATTCTATAGCATTATTAAAATCTCTCAACACATAATCACTTTGATGCATTCCATCAATAAAAATAGCATCAAATGTTTTTGTATTTGATTCAAAAAAAGCATCACTAGTAAGTTTTTCTATTCTTTCATCATCTATTTTTGGGTCTGGGTCTACACCTATTTTATCTTTTATATTTATTTTTGAAAACGAGTGCCCGTATTCAACCCCTATTTCAAGATAACTATTCATATTTTTTGTATGATGATTTATAATACCATGCCTGCTAGTAGAATAATTAAGAATAATTTCATAATTGTCTGTATATTTGCAAATTAAATGAAAATAATTAATTAACTCATTTTCAGTTGTATCTAATAAAGAATAACATTTCATTCTAGAATATCCTAATGATTCTATATGATTTATCAGGTCTTCAGTTTTCATTGTGTTATCTAATACCATAAAATCATTTCTATGATTTTCATACGCTTTTTTAACATTATCATTTGATAAACTATTATATCCAATAATACAATATTGTTTATCATAATCGGGATTAACAGTTATATTTGTTTTTTTATGTTGCCAAGTATTATCTCTTTTCCAAATTTGTTTATGAACATCGTGTATATATTTACTATCTTCATATGCGCCCTTTGATTTCATAATCTCATTTACCTTATATTTTTCATAAAAAATTGGTTGAATCCAACAAGGTCCTAATCTATTAATCTCTCCATTTCTAATTAAAGAAAAATTATTTGCATTGTCATTCATAAATTGTATATATCCAATCTTATGTATCTTTGCAACTTTTGTATTACACATTGTTCTCATTAGTATTTCGAAATCATCGCATATTGGTAAAAATTCACTATAATTCCCCAATTCTAATAATGTTTTCCTGCGCCACATTCTAGGATGATTTGGTAAGCAAACTAAATGACTAGTGGTAATATTATTAATTCCTGGACACGAGCATATTTTAAACCAATGATTATTAAATTTTTGCATATAATAACCTGCATATCCCTTGCCTAAGTAATCATTATAACTAAAATTAGAACCATTTTCATAAATATTTGCAAAATCAGCATATACAAACCCTATTTCCTCATCTTTTTCAAAAACATCATATGCTTCTTGTAATATTTTTGGAAAGATAATATCATCGTGGTCTAATTCTAATACATATTTACCTCTACATAATCCAACAGCTTCATTTTTAACATTACCTATATTGCCACTATTACAGTCTCTTTTATATAATCTAATTCTTTTATCTTGTTTTGCTATTTTTCTTAAAAAATTAAAATGGTCATCTTCTGGAGAATCATCTAATAATACCCATTCCCAATCTTTTAAAACTTGAGTTTTCAAACTATTATATGCTCTATAAATTTTTTCATATGATTTATAACAAGTAGTAAATATAGAAAATCTGGGTCTAGTTTGTTCTCTATTTTGTATTAAATCATGAATATAACAAAAATTTACAGATTCATTAAAATCTTGAATATCAATGCTTTCTTTATGAATCCATCTATTTCTCATTCTATCTACTATTACTGACATAACCTCATTGATATATAATTTTTCATCACCATATGTTACTAGTAAATGATGATTTGAGTCAAACATATTATTAAGTTTTTTAATTTCAGCAGGTGAAATAATCTCAACTGTGCAGTTTAACTCATTTTTTTTAGATTCAAAGATATTATCGACTTCTTTATAACGGTCGTCTCGCAAAACATAAACAAAAGGATATTTACTCATTAATAAATATCATTCAATACTATTTATATTATTTATTTTCAATTAATCTTTTTAATCCTGTATCTAAATCTATTTTTATATTCCAACCTAAATCTTTTAATTTTTTATTACTAATGTAATATCTTTGGTCATTAAATGGTCTATCTTCAATAAAAATTACATCCTCTTTACAATCAAACCATTCATCAGTTTTTATTAAACTATGAATTTTTTTAGCTAGGTCTAATATATTAATTTCCATATCTTCATCACAACCTATATTATATATTTCTCCTATCTTGCCTTTTTCTAATATTTTTATAAAAGCATCAACAGTATCATCGACATATAAAAATCCTCTAACACAAGTTCCATCGCCCTGAATTGTCAATTTCTCTCCATTTTTTAATTGTTGAATAAATTTTGGTATAACTTTTTCAGGATATTGATTAAATCCATAAACATTATTACCTCTTGTTATAATAATTGGCATTTTAAAAGACTTGATATAAGATTGTACGATTGATTCTGCAGCAGCTTTTGATGCAGCATATGGATTTGTAGGACAAAGTATAGATTGTTCTGTTTTTTTTGTTTCTTCAACATCAATTAATGATTCTCCATATACTTCGTCCGTTGAAACATGAATAAATTTTTTTATTTTACCATATTTTCTACAACATTCTAATAAAGTATGTGTGCCTAATACATTATCTTTTGTATATTGTAAAGCATCTGTAAATGAAGTTTGAACGTGAGATTGAGCTGCAAAATGAATAACTGAATCTATTTTATAAAATTCAAGTATGTGATTTATTAAATCGCCAGAGCAAATATTGCCTTTAACTAATGTATATCTTTTACTATTTCTAATTTCTAATTTAATATTATCTTTATTAGCACAATAATATAATGCATCAATATTTATAATATTAATATTTGGATATCTATTATAAAATATATTTATAAAGTTTGAACCAATAAATCCACAACCTCCTGTAACTAACAAATTTTTAATATTGGAGAGATTTTTATGTATTTTAATATTTTTCTTGACATAATCTTTTAAAATGCATCTAACAGAATCTTTAATATTCTTAACACCAGGATACAATTGCTTTAATTTTGTAGTATCCAAATAATTATTACTTCTTTCACTAGCTAATATTTTTGCTTGTTCTTCAATTGTAAAATTTTTCCAAGTAAAAGTGGGGTCAACATATTCTTTATACATTTCTAATATTTCATTGTGACTTATTAAACCGGGATTTACTAGATTAATAGTGCCTGTTACTTGTTTTTTCATCATATCTACTATTATTGGTATGAACTCAGGTAATACTGTCATAGAGTTTTTAATTGAACATATTTTTTCATAATGTGTTATTTTTGTAATGAAATTTCTAGGATTATCTATGCCTGTTATAGGCATTCTTATTCTCAAATTCAAACAAGTGTTATTATTCATTAATTTCATTAATTTATCTGTAGTACCTTTTACAACTGAATATCCTGAACCAAAAAAATTAGGATTGTCTTCTTCCTTAAAACCATTTTCTTCTTTTTCATATTCGTGTTCATTATCATAAGTAAATATACAACCTGTTCCCAAATAGGTATAATGAACAAAACGATTATTTTTACTGTATTTTTTACAAGCTTCAGCGATAATTAATGGAACAAATAAATTATCTCGAACATTATCTTTTATTTTTCCTGGTTGTTCTAAGTAATCAATTGTAGAATATGTATTCCCATTTATTTTTCCGTGTGTTCTTCCAATAAAAGATATTACGTGTGTAGTTTCAGGGTTATTATTTAAATCATTCATAACATCTTCTATAGTATTTACCCGAGTATTTGAAACAGTGTGTTTAAACTGCCATAGGTTAAGAGCTTCACAAAATTGTTTACCAATCCAACCTTTCCCACCATAAATTAGAATATTCATTTATAATTTATAGTACTATCTATTCTATAAATAGTTTATCCATTTGTTTTATCAAATCAATCGGTACTTCAAATTTTTTACAATATCTCTGAAATTTTCCATAAAATTCCCAATCATCTTTCCTTATATTTGGTATAAAATATTTTAAATTATTATTTGTCATAAATATATATATTGGAATTGTTATATTAGCTAGAAATAATTTTTTAAATATTTCTATTATCTCATCCTTTTTATTTAAATAATATAGAATGATTGCCATTTCCGAATATAACGAATGTTCATATATATGGTTTTCAATAAATAATTTATGTTGTTTGTCTCCATCTAAACAAGGTTTTAACATTTTATATAATTTATATCCTGTTT